CAATTCAAGTAACACTGCCAGCGCAAACATCGGAACGGTTGCAAGTAGCAATTTGGCAATCAGCTCACGAAATGTAAACGGGGTTTATGCTCATTATCATTTGAATGTTCAGGCCATCATCATTTACAACGCCGACAAATCCGCCGACCGCGCCGCCATCGAAACCGCCCTGAACGACTACTTCAACATCTACTAATGAACGGCTACATCATCGTACTCCCAATCGACACGCTCGGCAGCGAACCGCGGGCGCAGGCCATCACGCGGGAGCTGTATTGCATCACCGCGCCCCGTGCCATTCAGGAACCCTACCAGCACGACGGCAAGGTCTTCGGCGTTGTGATGCACCCCGACGGCGTCCAAGCGGCGTTGCAGGTGGATACGGCCTACACGATACCCGTGCATCCGCTCGCCACGTTGGAGCGGTTGGTGAGCTTGTTCCCGGAACTGACCGAGGCCGAGCGGCTGAACTTGCAGGCGTACATCTTCAATTCGGCGGCGTTCCCGTTCGGGGCGATTGTGCCGTCCACGACCACGGTGCGCACCTTCGAGGAGATGGAGGCGCTGGGTTGGTTTCCAAATCAGGAGGCGTAATGTGGTGGGCAATCATTCGGGCGTTCGGCGGGCACGTCGTGGTGAACGACTTCGAGAATGCGAATTGACCAACTTGCGTAACTTGCACAGCATGAAGGTTACAATTATCAAACCCATCACCATCGGGCGGAAGTACTGGGAGGTCGGCAGCACGCCGAGCGTCACCAAAGAACTCCGCGCAAGGTTGATCGCAAGCGGCCACGTGCAAGGCGACGAACCGCTCGCCGACGTGCCGACCGATGAACCCGCTGACAAACCCGAAACCAAAGCCGAGGAGGTGGTCGTCGAACCCCGCCCTCGTCCAACCCGCAAACCCCGCAAACCCCGTAAGTAATGGCAATTTTTAACGGCACAGAGCTCGGCGTCTACATTGACGACACGCTCATCGCAGCGGCGCAGTCCGTCAGCGTATCCCTCTCCCTCGACACCATCGAGATTACAACCAACGACAGCGCAGGTTGGTCTGAATTCCTCGCAGGCAAGCGCGGCGGAACGATGCAGTGCGACGGCCTCATTGACATGTTGGAGGCAACGAACAAGGACGTCATCGACCTGTGGGGCGCGTTTGAAAACCGCACCACCTTGACCCTCAAGTGGGCAAAGGCCAACGAGACCTCTGGCGAAATCTCGCTCGGCTCGTCGGGCATTTTAACAAGCCTTGAACTGTCGGGCTCGACCGAGGACACGGCCACTTACTCGGCTTCGTTCCAGCTCACGGGCGTCATCGCTGACACAATCGCCGCGTAATGGTGGACACCATCGAAATCAACGGCGTGGATTACCCTGTGAGGTTTACGCTCGGCGCCCTCGCCAAGTTTGAGCGCCGTCACAAAATCAACGCATTCGCACTCAGCGACCCCACCAAGCTGTCAAGCGAGGCCGCGGGGCATTTGGTGTGGTGCGGGATTGAGGCGGGTTGCAAAGCGGAGGACAGGGACTTTGACATCAAACCCGACGCGCTGCTCGATCAGTTGACGCTCGCACACATCATGCGCGCGTTTGAACTGCTCGTGAGCGAAGTGCCAGGCGAAAAAAAAGCGTAGGCGGCAACGCCCCGACCCCAACGTGGGCGGACATCATGCAGCTGGGGCTGGGCCGTTTAGGCTTGGCCCCTGCTCATTTTTGGGGCTTGACGCTACAAGAGTTCAGGATGGCAGCAGAAGGCCACTACGACACCTACAACCAAGAGCAGCGGCAAGAGTGGGAGCGGGCACGGTGGCTCGCCCTGCGCGTCATTATGCCGCACACGAAAAAGGGGAGTAAATTGCAGGCACAGGACTTGGGTGTGTTCCCGTGGGAAAAGCCTGAGCCGGGCATTAAACTATCAAAGGAGGAGCTACGCGCCCGCCTTTTAATACGCGACGAATGGCAAGGTTAGGAGACCTCGTAGTAACAATAGGCGCAAAGACAAAGAGCTTCGACAAGGCGCTCGGTGACTCGATGCGTAAGATGAAAAACTTTGGCCGCAACACGAAGCGGCTGGGCAAGGATTTGAGCGTGGGCGTCACCGCCCCGCTCGCCATCATGGGCGCGACCGCCGTGCAGGCGTTCAGGGTGCAGGCCAAAGCCATCGCACAGGTTGAGTCCGGCTTGCAGTCCACAGGCAACCAAGTCGGCTACACGTCCAAGGAACTGCAGGCGATGGCGTCAAGCCTTCAAGGCAAAACGCTGTTCGGCGACGAGGACATCCTGCAGAACGCCACCGCGCAGCTACTGACGTTCACCAATATCAGCGGCGACCAGTTCGCCCGAACGCAACAGGCCGCGCTCGACCTTGCGACGAGGTTGGACGGTGACCTCAAAGGGGCGTCCATTCAATTAGGTAAGGCGCTGAACGACCCGGTCGCCAACCTCAGCGCGCTGTCCCGATCGGGCATCCAATTCAGCGAGGAGCAGAAAGCCGTCATTAAGTCGATGGCCGAAAGCGGACGCCTCGCCGACGCTCAGACCCTCATCCTCGACGAGCTGAACAAGCAGTACGGCGGCAGCGCGGAGGCCGCAGCAAAAGCCGACGGCGGCATCACGCAACTCGCCAACGCGTTCGGCGACCTGCAAGAGCAGTTCGGCGCTATCCTCGTGGACGTGCTGCGGCCTGTGATTGATTGGGCGAGCGACATGATTTCGCGGTTCCAACAACTCAACCCGGCCTTTAAGCGCATGATTGTAATTGGTTCGCTCATTGCGGGCGCGCTTGGCCCGCTACTCGTCATGCTGCCCACCATATTAAGCGCGTTCGGCGCGATAGGCGGCGCATTAGCGTCTATTGGTGCCGTGCTCACAGGCCCTGTTATTGCCGGCATTGCAGCGGTGGCAGCTGCTGGAGTGCTGCTGTATCAATACTGGGATGAGGTCGTGGCCTACTTTACCGAAGGTGAAGGCGCTACGTTCATGGCTATCGTCTATGACCATATAAATACGTACATCGGATTTATAATCCAATACTTTACGTTTCTGTGGCAAAGCATTAAAGCGATTTGGGACTTTATCGCGCCCTACATCGTCGATGTATTGACCAAGGCGTTTAATGTCGTGCAACGCATTTTCGCCAAGCTCTTCAATGCCATAGACACGCTCTTCAGTTCGTTCAGTGATTTATTTCAGGGAAATTGGGGCAGCTTCGCAAAGAAGATTAGCAACGTGTTTATTGATGCAATCCAAGCGCTTCTGCTCGGCCTGAACTTTGGTATTGGTTCAATGCTGAAATTGGTTGACAAAGGACTGCGGCTGCTCGGCATGGACAGTGGCCTCGCCGATGGATTCGCTGGTGTAATCGACGGCATGGTGGAAGGCCTCGAAGGCTTGCGCTTTGAGTTCGCAAAGACCAAGGGTGAAAGTCGGGACTTCCTGAAAGAAATAAGCGACTTCGCGGGTGGCATGTTTACCGGCGGCGGCGGCCCGTCAATGCCAACCGCACCCGCTGACAATGCAGCCGCGACCGCAGCCGAGCAGGTCGATCCCGTGTTCGCCGAAATCGAGGACACCGACCCCGCCGAGGTGTTCGCGGACGAGGAGGCTTACCTGAGCAATTGGGCGCAGGGAGTCGAGAAAGCCAAGGAAGCCAACGAGCGATTCAATCAGAGCGTTCAGCAAATGGCGGGCAGCCTGCAAGGGCAGTTTAGCAACTTGTTCAGCGGCCTAATGAACGGAACGCAGTCGTTCGGTGAGTTCATGCGCAAGACCCTCACCGACCTGCTAATTCAACTCGCGTCAATGGCTGCGGCGTTCGCGGTCATATCTATTTTGCTGCCCGGCTCATCAATTGCCAAAGGCGGCCTCGGTGCGTTCCTCCAGGGCGGGTTCAACATCCCAACCTTTGCGAACGGTGGCATCGTCAGCGGCCCAACGCTCGGCCTCATGGGCGAGTACGGCGGCGCGGCCACGAACCCCGAGGTTATCGCCCCGCTTGACAAGCTGCAGGGCATGATGGGCGGCGGGCAGAACGTCACCGTCACGGGCCGCATTGACGGCACGGACATCCTGCTGACCTCTGAGCGTTCCGACATTTACCGCAACCGAATCCGCGGCTACTGATGGCACAGATATTTTACTCCACCTTCCAAGACGATCGCGGCGACAGCTGGCGCGTCAACATCTACGACGACGAGTTCAGCGGCACAGCGTCCGAGGTGACGCTAGGCAGCGAGGGGTTCGTGCTGAGCTACGAAGGCAACCAAAGCGACCCCTTCCAGCGCATCATTGCGAGCAAGTTGGAATTCAGCGTGTACCTACGCTCCACAAACTTTGAGACATGGATAACCGATACCATCCTGCAACGCGCAGAAGGGCAGCTCAAGGTGGAAGTGCGCAAAGAGCCCGCAAGCGATGACACGTTGTGGTGGGCGGGCGTGTTGCTCATTGACCAGGTGACCATCCCCGACAACTACGACGCGATGGTGCAGCTCACGGCAGCGGACGGCCTCGCGCTGCTCAAACTCAACAAGAACACGCACAACCTGCAGCCCGTTGACGAATTGCTCGCTGAGTTGCTTGCCGAGTTGCCGACCGCTGAGTTTTGGAGCACGGGCGACGGCTTCCTGCGCTACGTGAACGACTACGAAAGCCTCGGTTATACAGGTACAAATTTCCTTGGTGACGCGTCCGTGTTTGTTCCGCGCAACTACCGCGAGTTGACCTTCTCAGGTGCCCCAACAAATTACACCACGTACCGCAAATTGGAGGCCGTTCTAAGCGCGTTTAACATGCGGCTGTTCCAATCGGAAGGGCACTTTTACGCGATACCCATCAGCTACTACGAGCAGATAGCGGACGGTAGCAACCCCAGCACGATTTACCGCCAAGTCGACAAGGCGGGCACGGCCGTCGCGCTCACGTTTTTTGAGGCGTCGTATTTGAACAACAACAAGTTCGCCGAGGAAGACGCCAACTTTAACCGCATGGCAGGCGGGCAAATCACTCACCTCGCGCCTAAAAAGCGCATCCGCATTACGCGCGAGATGCGCGGCATGGAGTTTCTGTACCGCGGGATCCAATCGGCAGGCAGCCCGTACGACGACATCAGCGGGCACGTAGGCGATACGAACGGGGTGTTCTACCCCACAGGAACCGCATTTCGATTTGAAGCATCCAACGTGTGGTTGCGATCGCCAGACGCGGACATTCCAGGACTGGCCGCACTGGTCACGCTGCGCCTAAGGGTTCAAATACAGGTCGGGACGAAATACTACAACGGCTCTACGTGGCAGGACACCGCGACGAACTTCGACATCAACATCCTCGAATTCCTGCGCGACAGCGGCAACGTTGACGAGGTGGAAATTTGGAGTTACGAGTTCAGCGAGCTGCCTGTTGACGGCGACGGCATGACGCTTACCGGCACGTTCAAATTCATTGACGGCACAGGTGCCGACGTCAGCGATGAAATGGAAAACGGAACGCTCGGGTGGAACGTGGTGCTTAAATACAACAGCGACAGCATCATAGAGGATTTGACGTACCAAGCTGAAACGAGCGAAGACAACTACGACGACCTTGAGCTTGCGCCCACGCTGATCGGTTCGTTTGACCCGACAAATACGGGCCTGCTTACCCTTGGAAATGGCGGCATACAATACGACGGCGACACGCCGCAATTCTACCAGGGCTACGCATGGGACGGGAACGCTGCGGCGGGCGCTCCGCTGCTCACGCTCGTGACCGACGACGCGCTGCGTATGGTGCAGTTTCCGACCGTTGTGCGCAGCCATCGCTATCTGTGGGACGTGCCTAAAATGTGGCAGGTGCTGAAAATCGGAACCAAATACTTTGCGCCGTTCAAAATGTCCACGGAAATGAACTCACGGCAGAGCAGCATTGAAATGTGGCTCATTGATTACGACGGGGCAAAC